ACATAAGTGTAAGCGGCTTGGTAAGTAGAATACGCGCTAGATGTGTTCAAATAAGTACCGTTTCCACGCATAGCCCAAGCGCCTGTTGTGTTCGTGTAGTCGTAAATGTCTAAGACCCAGTGATTGAAGCTACTGCTAAATAATGGATCAGCTGCGCCGTTACCGTAGTAAACACCATTATCTACAATAGTGGACCCGTCCACGCTAGTGCCGCCATTTTGTCCATAAGATGATCTTCCATAATTTGATGCCGTAATTCCATTCATTTGGAGAGCAAAGCCGTCATTGGCTGCAAATGTTGTGCCCCACATAACTAACTGTAAGTGCTTATAAGTTTGGGGAATTCCGGTTATAGGTACTGATGTCGTGCTCAATGTTCCGCTTTGAATGACTGTATAAGCTCCGGCTGCTGCTGGAGTAGCCCATTTCAAACCAGTGCCAGCTGTGGAATCGGCCGTTAGAACTTGACCGTTTGTTCCCACGGCTAATCGAGCCGGTGTATCGGCTGCTGTTGCACCAATCAAATCACCTTTGGCATCAACAATAGAATTCTGAATTGCGTTTGCGTCGTCAGATGTCACCCAAGTGAAATCCATGTCTGCATTTGTTGTCTTTGATAAGACTTGACCGGTTGTGCCACCAAGTAAGTCAGCCATTGACGTGGCAACAGCTTGACCAAAGACTTCAAAGTCTGCCGGCAAGTCAGTAACCAAATCAGTGGCCGTCGGCATTTGCCAGCTGAATGGGGTTGTTGGATTGCTCATCTTTTCTCCTTATGCCACGACTAGGGCGTGTTCCCAGTCAAGTGTATTCAAGATCGTATTCCAAGTCTCCGCGACACTTACATCTTCCCACTTCATGGCTTGAAGCGAGAATGCAATTGGTGAGAGAGTCAATGAAAGACTTATTTGGTTGTAAGCGGCTTGAAATGTCCAGCCCTCGACAAAGCCCAAATAATTACCAGCCGACATATTGAGCGGCATATTTGAAATAGAAACCGGCATTCCCATGAACACGTTTATCAGTGCATCTCGATCGCTATCATCAATTTCTGGATTAGTGAGCTGATAAGTAATTTGATTCAAGTTGTATTGCGGGAATGCTCTGAGTGTTAAATAGAAATCTGCCTGATCTTGAGCATCAGCTGTGTGTTTGACTGTGGTGGTAAATATCTGGGCGAGTTGGCCATATAAGCTCACTGATTCCGCAGATGTCGCACTCACCTCATTATTGGAATTAGTGTTGTATAACAAAGTGATATTGTTCCGGACATCGCCGGCTCTTTGTTGGATACTTAAACCAGAGCCTTGGGCGTTATTAGCTGATAAATCCACATAGCCATTGGCTGCCAAATAAATGGATCTATGAGTCGAATCTGCATAGCTAATTTCTCCCGTTGCCGATTCGTAGATATAGCCCAAGCCGCTCGTCGCGAGTGCAGAAACCAGTGAATATATATCTGTTCGATCTGATGCTCTTTGTGCCAGCTCGTAATTTCCTGGAGTATCAATTTCGCCAAGTCCGACATTCTGAGCATTTGCCCAAGTTTCCGTCGGATCATAGGTATTCCATTGCAAAGCTGCGGGAACTTCTGACCAATTGTTGAGCAGCAAATCTTCTAAGATTGTAAGAATCTGATTGCCATCAAAGTCTTGAGTTAAGACCCCATCTGTCAAAGCCTTTGGCAAGCGAGCTAATGCACCCAAAGCAATAATTCTAATCCGCTGGGCGTAGGCGACATTTCCCAATTCGGCCACTGAAATTGCAACATCGACGACTGAACCGCCAAAGATTGGAATGAATGTAGCTGTGGAATCTTGCAGCTCAATAGTCAATGAATCATTAATTCCTATAATGACACTTGATTGATCTAAATTGATAAGCTCAACATTTGTATATCCGGCTTGAGCCTGCTCGTAGATATTAGTACGCCCAGATGTAATGGTAAGATTGGAAAGAATGGCGGTCTGATATTGAACGCCGCCAATTGTCACTCGCCATACTGGATTAAAGATTGTCATGATTGTCTAATCAAATTGCCACTAGATTAGTCGCGCCACCAGTGCCCCTAAAGAAACTATTATTCTGGGCAGTGTTCATTGCTCTGGTAAATCCTTCTTCATCGATAATCGATGGAGCATTGACGTTAATTGTGACAAGTCTTGCAGCGTTCTGAGAATCAGTAAATCCACCGCCACCAGCGGCCGCCAACCGAGCTGCATTCTGTGAATCGGTAAATGCACCGCCAGCTCTGGCTGCACTGGCTGCTGCCGCTGCAATGCCTGATGATGTTGATGAAGTGCCACCACCGCCGCCACCACCGCCGCCGCCGCCGCCGCCACCAGATCCTGAGACTGAGCTTGAGACTGTGCCGCTTGCCGCTCCACCTGTAATGAATCCGGGAGCTCCACCAACGGCGAATTTCTGTGTTTCATCAGCTTGATTGGTTAAAGCATTTGCAGCTGATAAGACGCCAGCAGCTAGTGCAACAGCTCCAACGCCCAGCAATGGATTCAAAGCAAATGCTGATGCAATTCCGGCGACTATGGCTGATGTTTTGAGCAAGTTATAAGCAACAATCAAGCTCTTAATGAGAGCGATCGTGGCTGTGACCCCGGCTGCAATCTTAGAAACAAGAAAGATTGTGCCGATGACTGCGGCTGTGGCAATCAATTCATCTTTGAATTCAATGGTCGTGTCGATAATGCTTCTGATTTTTTTGCCCCATGCAACAGCTTTTTCTTGAGAATTTGTGAGTCCTTCTGACAAGCTATCTTTTCCGGTTAATCCTGCAACAAATGATTCAATTGCCGGAACAGCTGTGATGATTAAGAAATCTGCTAATTGTTTAACCACTGGCAACAGAGCTGCACCAATTGCTTCTTTCGATTCATTGACGGCGATGCTAATTTGCTGAAATTTGAATGCCGCTGTTTCCGATTGATTTTCAATAAATCCATCAAATGTTTTATTGAGCAATTGTTGCGTCTGGTCAAATGTCAGCGTTTTCAAAGTTGCCGCATCGATGCCAATGCCTAATTTGCCCAAAGCTGTATTAGATCCCTCAAAGCTCTTTGCGACGGCGTTTGTCACCGCTTCCAGTGGCTTTCCCGTCGCCACAGAGATTTCTTGGCTGAGTGTCAGCAATTCTTGGGATTTAGTTAAATCGCCAGTGGCTCTCAATAGTCGAGATAACGCCGGACGAATGACATCATCAGTCGTCGCTGTGGCGATGCTTTGCGCCGTCACATATTTGTCAATGCCAGCGATCTGGTCAGCCGTGGCCGTAGTTGTATTGCGAATAGTCTCTTCAAGTTTTTTCTGGCCTACTTCATCTTCTGCTGCTGCCTTAACCGATGCCAAAGCAAATGCACCAATGGCAGCTCCAGCAGCTGCAAATGCCACAGCAGCTTTCTTACCAAATGCCGTAAATTGGTCGCCAATCGATTCAGTGTCTTTGCTGGCGACCTTGATTCCCTTTGTAAATTCTGCAACGTCAGCCAGTAAAGAGAGCTTAAGCGTTCTTGATCCCGTTGATGCCATTACCACACCTTCACAATCTGAGAGAATGCATCTGCCCATTGAGAAATTATGTGCGGCTGTTCTGCCTTGAGTGTTGGATAGATAAACCATCCCCTTGAACCGCGACCTTCGCGACCAGACCAAATTGGGAATTGCTTATATTTATTAGATCCAAATTCATAGCCGCCCCAAAGTTGCTGGGTTGTCGCTCCGCCTGAGAATTTCTGTGATGCAAAGCCAAATGACATCTCGCCAATCTTGGAAGATTTGCTGACGCGTGAACCTTCTGCGACTCTAATCGATGCTTTGTCTCTGCCTTGAGATTTAGAAATAATTCTGCCTTGAAGATAAGTCGCAAGCCCATTTGATACAGATTTGGCCTTTGTAACAGCTTCATCATCCATTCCTTTGAATGCATAGATGATAGAGCGCAATTCGGCTTTATCGAAAGCGACTACATCTTCAGCCATTTCTTTTCTCCAATATCTCAATCGCTGTAAGTATATCTTCCGCGCTTTCCCATTCTCTCATTGGTATGCCGGTCGCGATTGCGACTTCAACCAATAATCGTCCTATACTTCCGCGTTCATGACTTTTGGGTCAGCTTCTCCGACCTTTACATCCAAGACACCTTCACACCAAATCTCATAAGACTTCACCGCTTTCCCGGCTGATTCGCGCTTCATAGCGTGATAAGCCAAGAACATCAGATCAGAAATGCCCATCTTTTCTTGAGCTTGTCCAATAGTGAATCCAGTCTTGGTCTCCCACTTCATCCATTCTGGCGGTTGCGCCGTATAGATTTCAGATTCGCCTGTTGTGTATTCGATTGTGATTGGTAGTTTCATGCTCCCGGCTCCTTTGTTAGCTTATGGTTAATACTGGTGTGGTCACGCAAAGAAATGAAAGAGATACTGTCTGAGCATCTGGTGCAGTGCCACCAGCTGATGGCAAGATTGGCTGCACTTCAAATGCAAATGATGCACCTGTGTCTGCCACTAATACCACTGGAAGTCCTGTATTTGGTGCGTTTGTTGCAGCTGTCCATAATGCTTCACATAGTGATGATGCTGCTCCCCAGTCTGCAAGCATTTCAACGGCGAAAGTTCCCTGAGTATCCGTCGTGAAATAGGATTTTCCATCAAGTGTCTGAAATGTTTGAATTGTTGAATCTACTGTTAGAACGGCTGAAGTTGCTTGGGCATCGAAATTATCACTGTCAATCGTGAAAGTGATGTCTCTGCCAGTGATGATTGTAGTTG